AGTATTAAAAGAGGCAGGAATACCTAAACCGTCACCTGCTGCTGCTGACGAAACACGATACTGAATTTCAAAGTTTTTTGTTCCTGTAATTGTAAAACTTCCAGTAAGTGGATTTGTTGCGCTGCCTGCTGCTTCATATTCAGTAATACCAAAAATAGTGTCGGTGCTGTCGGTTGTGTTTCTAAGTTTAATTTGGGAACTTGCCGGGTTTATCGTAACTGAATTGGCTGTGATCTCATAAGTACCCGCTGGTAGAGCAATGACACTTGAGGTTAAAGTGCAGCCTGTAATCGTGTTAATCAAAGTTGTATTTAGAGTTCGTTTTATAAATGAACCAGTCGATGACGAGCCGCCAGCGGTTGCGCTTGACTGATATTCAACAAACGATGCAACCTGTGTGCCTGCATCTAGGTAACTAAAATTAGAATTTAATTGTGCGGCGGTAAGAACATCACCTGAAACGAAAGTAACTGGAACTGCCATATCTGTACTTTATCCTAAAACTGGTTGCGGGTCTTGTATGTCTAGTTTGCCGTAAATTGGGTCATCTAAAATAAACTCGTAGACGATCACGGTAGGCGCCGTGTAGTAGGTAACTCGATGCCCGGTCACAAAATCTAGGCGATGCTCGATGCCCTCTACGCTTAGTTCCTGTGCTACCTCACCGCCAGCAATGGTGTTGGTTATGGTAATCGTGTCGCCAATATCTACTAGGGCTAGGTTTTCGCGCTGTGCTGTGGTGAGCATAAGGTAATCGGTTTGTACCCCGGTAAACGTGGCGTCGGGTTCCCCAACTAGTAGGTAACTGGCAAGCGTTGCAGCTGCAGCGTCGTTGTGTAACAGGCTGTCGGTAATGCTTACGGTTTGGATTAGGTATTTTGCTTGGCTGGCTAGATCGTCGGCTACCTCGGGGCTTGTAGCGCCTAGGTGTTGAACGCTGGCGCGGTTCACGATCTGATCGGCGTTATAGGTTATGGCCAAATTGTTGTACGGGATGTTCGTACCGTCATCGTGGAAATCGGCTACCGGCGCGCTAAGTGTATTGCCTATTCGAGGGTCACTATTCAGCACCCCTGAACGCGACATAAAAATACGGCCTTGCTCGGCAGCTTGTATTTGGTCTATGTAAGCCTTTACGTTTGTGCCGTTAGGGATTGTGTACGCGCTAGCACCGCCAAGGGTTTGGGTGCCGGTAGAAATGTCACGGCTTAACGCCGGGTATGCAACCTCGGGTAAATCCAATACCGCTGTTAGCCGGGCGCTACTTAGTTCCTCGGTCACGTTAAATTCGTTCATTACGGTTTGGGCTAGTAAATAGAAATCATCCGCGCAATAAACGGTAACGCTGTTATTTCCGCCCAATTCGTAGAAATAGTCATAATTGACAATTTGCCCAACAAACAACGGCACAAACGCGTTAGCGGTGTTGTAACGGCCAAACGACACCCTACGCAATGGGGCAAGCGTAAACTGCCCTGCAGGGTCTACGAACGGGCTAGACGTATACAGCGGGTTTAGGATGCCGCCAGCCAGCGTGTCATCGAGGGTAAACGTCATGGTGCCAGCGCTGAACTGATCGCCTATTTCCCTACGCCCACGATTAACGCTAATGCCTTTGCTGTATTCCATCATTGGCGCAAACTCGGTTACACCATCTAGCACGTACTCGGTGTTATTGAGCACCCCGCGCACGCTGTTATTTAAAGTAAATGCGTTGAGCATAAACCCGGTATCTATAAATAGTTCATAGTCTCCGCTGGCAACTACCGAGGTAGCCATTATGCCACCGCGATATTGGCGGGGCCTGCCGCCCTGTTGTATGCGCGTATCGAGTTAATGATTACCTCACCAGTTTGCGCGGTAGGCACAAGGGTAGACAAGTTAATAGTTATGTCACCGCCACCAGTAACGCCGTAACTTTGCCCGGCTGGTAGTGGGGTAACTGAGGCAACCTGTGGGCGTGTGATCGCTTCGCTAAACCCGGCGCTAATGCCTTTAATGTCTGCCAGTTTTAGGCCCTTAGCCTTAAGCCGTTTTTGCGCTTCATCAAATGCCGCCTCGACACCCTGCAAATAAGACTTGGCGTTATCCACACCAGCCCCAAACCATGCTTGGGCGGCCTGTTGGCCAATGGTTGCAGCTGCGTTATCGGCAGCCTTAACCAATTCGTTAGTTTCGTTAATCGCACCGACACCGCCAGCGATCAACTCGGCTGCAATAGCCGCGCCGCTTTCCCCGCCCGCGTCTAGCACGGCCTGTAATGACTGTTGGCTTAAGCCCATTTCAAGCAAGGTTTTAACGTCGCTGCCGTATTTAACTATGCCGGCTACCTGATCGCGCAAGCCCTGTAGAAACCCTGCGCCTGTTTCATCGCCAGCATCTTTAGCATCAGCAAAACTAAACGCATCTTTAATGCTGTCGCTTACGTTGGTAGCGAAATCGTCAAACGCTACTTGTGCATCCTGTAACTGTGTTTGTGCATCCTCGAGCGCGGCGTTTAGGTATTTCTTTAGGGCTTCGCTTGCCTCTTTAATCTTGTCGGCCATGCCCTTGGCAGCGTTACCCGCGCCCTCAAGTTTTGGTGGCAAGGTACCTAGGCCGTTATTTATTTCGCTTAGTTGAGGCCCAAACGGTTTAATGGTTTCCACGCTTGTTTTGGTGGCAGCCTTAAACGCTAGAAACGCGCCCGCTGCAACTACAAGCCCGGCAGCAATAGCGGCAGCACCAACGCCAAGTGTTAGCGCGGTGTTAGCAGCTGCAGCCGATGCAGCAAGTGACCAGTTAAGCGCGGTAGTTACCACGGTTACAGCGTTAGCAATTATTTGCGCGGCCTTAAATCCAATAAGCGCGGTGGCAATAGCAGCAATGGCGGTGCCTACGGCAAGCAATGTGCCTACGTGGTCTTGCGCCCAATTACCAAACGTAATGAGGTATGGCAGTACGGCTTCAACGGCTGGCAGTATGGCCATGCCTATTGCTTCGGCGGTTTCACTTAACGCAATACCTAAGCGCTTAAATTTGCCCTCTGCCGTGTTTGCTGCAACCGCTGCAGACCCGCCAAACGTGCGCGACAACTGCGCCATAACCTCATCGAGGCTGGCACCGTCTTTAATCATTGCGTACAGCTGCGGGGATAACTGGCGCAACGCCTTAAAGTTTCCGCCATACGCCTTGGATAGCGCGTCGCTGACGCTTGTTAAATCTGCACCTGTACCGGCTGAAATGTCAAGCGCCAAGTTAAGCGCGTCGTTAGCGCTAGCCAAATCTTGTGTACCTAAAACCAACGATGCCAACGCCGGGCGTAACTGATCGTCGGCAACGCCTGTTGCCATAGCCATAGCACTAATTGATTTTTCGGTAGCGCTTATTTGTGCGTCGGTAGCACCAACGACGTTTTGCAATGTCTTGGCTAGTTGGGCTTGCGCGGCGCTGTCCTCGATAGCGGCTTTAACGCTGTAGCCAGCGGCAGCGGTAAGCGCACCTAATGCGGCAACGGCTGGCAGAAATGCTTTACCAGCAATGAACCCGGCACGTTCGGAATTAGTCTCAAGTTTTTTAAGTTGGGCAATGGCTTTAGTAAACCCTGAACCGTCAAGGCTGCTAATAATCGGTATGTTAATTGCCACGAGTAAACCCTAATTTTCTGTTAGTGCGTCGGGCAACGTCGTTAATTACTAACTCTACTTTGGCTTCCACGGCCTCACGGTTATTAGTAACGGCTTTGTCAATGGCTCGAGGTTGGGCGCCAGCGTCAGATTGCGCTTCAAGGTTTGTTACAAACATGCCCGAGGTATTACGCCCGGCATGGTCATAGATCGCGCCAGCTGCGTTGGCCTGTTGAATAACCATTAACTGGTATGGCTTACTGCCGTATACAACTTGCTCGTTATGGGTTACCACGCCATCGGTGGTGCGGTTGTAGTTCACGTAGCGTTCTTTGCTGGCGCGTACACCTACCTTTACCTTAAAACCCTTTTGCACCTGATCGGTACGCCATTGCGTGTTACGGCCTTTAATGAGGTTGCCTCGACGCATACCGCTAAGAGGTTCCCCGGTGCCTTTGCTGTTATCAAAATAGGCCACCATGCTGCGGGCCTCTGCAACGATTACTTGGCCCGTGCTTTGTATGTCTTTAGTGATCTGTTTACGGTAGGCAGGGTCGAAATCGTTAAGCGCTTTTAGCGCCTCTTGGATGCCATCTATTTGGGGAATAGCCGAGCGCGACGCCAT